GCGCATCCTCATGTGAGGCGGCAGGGAACGGATCGTTAGGAGTGTAGTCTGTGGCCTGTGTCTGCGCAGTCTGGCGTAGCAGCACCACTGTTTGCGCAGATGTTGGCGCACTGCCAAACACCACATTACCACCACTTGCACTGCCAACCCCCGTAACGCTGTAATGCGTTGTCTTCGTCTGCACAGTCTCTGTGCCAGTCGCTGTGGTGCGCAGGATGACAGTGATATCGTCGTCATCAAATATCTTGAAGGAGTAAGCAAAGGTGGTGGTAGAACCATTCCCTGTGTAGCTGTTCCTTTTGGTTGTGCTGCTAACTGTCATTTTTTACTCCTTCATGCCTTATACCGCATTTTTACTATTCAGTCACTCTCGCGCTTTGTGGTAAACCATCCATCATTGTATTCAGAACATTTTTAACGCCAACAGCGTTCTGAAAAAATAACAAAGAGTTTAACGCACGTTGTTGACCGCGTGACCACTGATATTCTTCGTTGAACAAAGCACGCGAACCGCCGCGCACAACACTTTGCGTGGTGTCAAGCAAATCAAACACAGGGTTGCCTGTTACAAGGTTTGAAGCAAGCCCTGTTGATCTTTTGTAGCCAAAGAAGGGGTCTTGTCCAGCAACAGCAAGAGTGGTGTCAATAGCGCTTGGGAATAAAGATGCCCAAGAGCTTCTTACAAACGCAGCTTTTCCAATCTCAGTTACTGATAGACGTTCTTCTAAAAACTCTCTTTTGTCTTCTCTTCCTAAAGCATTTACATGAGTTTGCAAAATATATGCGTTGCCACCGTAAAATAGCGACCACATCATAGACGAAAACGCAGCAAAGTCTCTACGCTCAATATTGTGCAAAAACTGTTTAGAGTAAGAAACAAGCATAAAAGCCCTAAATTGAGTCAAAACTTTACCAAAAGTGCCTGTCATATGAATGTTGAGATTTCCAACATCGTTTTGCTGTATTGACTGCCTTGTCCACCTCGCTATGCCATACGATAAAGCATCTCTTGCATCTAGGTCGTCCCAAGCGTCCATATTTATTGCCTTGAGCTTGCGCCTGCGAGAAAACATAGATGGCACAGTTATGGTGTGCTTTTTAATCTGATTTACAACACGCGGCCACATTTCCTCATCTAAACCAAAACTCTTTAATCGTCTTGCTATATCTTGGTCAAGGCTGCTATTGCCAAGCCTTTTCATGCGCACTTTTCTGACACCAGACGCGATATCAACCAAGGACTGTGCAGCGATCTTTGCTGCTGTGCGCTCCAACAAAGCAGTAAGACCAGCCAATCCTGAAATATCAGCAGTAATACGTTTTAATGGCTGCATAACACCTATCGCTTTGTCGATAGTGTCACCCTTGCCCAGACCGTATAAATCTTCATAGCTGTATTTGTTAAGTGCTGCGTTTATGTTTCTATCAACGCCAGGCGCTACAAAAGCCTCCAGTTCCCGCGACACCCTATCTTCAAGCTCTCCATTTGCAGTTCTTGCGACCATCGCTCTCCATTCTGGGATAACTCGCAAAAGAGCCGTAGTGCCATCAATGGACACCGCGTTTCCCAACTCTGCAACCTGGGCAAAGCCGACTTGATTCATAACCCTAATAAAGCTGTAATCCATCAAAAGCCTTATAATCCGATTGCCATTTGCGCTTGGATTAGCAATCAAAGGTGATGTGCGTCCTGAAATGAGGGCATGCAGAACATCTAGCTTTTGAACATCTCTAGCTGCTTGATCGACAAGGTTTAGCTCTAAACCTGCTGCTTCAATGTCTTTTTTGATCCTTTCAAAGTCGGCGTCTGATTTTATACCTTTCTTTGCCAAAGCAATTCTGCCCTGCATTTGGTTTACATAGGCGTTTACAACAGCTTCAGTGTCTCGCTCCATCAAATCTTTAATGTGCAAAGTCTTGCCGTTCAACTCTTCAGTAGCGCTTAAATCAAACTCAAGCCTGCGTCTGGCTCTAGGGCTAACGCCTTCTCTATCAAAGTCTAACTGATCGATAATCCTGTCTGCCTGCGCTTCTGTAACAATCTCTTCTTCCAACAAAATGTCACGCAGCGCCTCTTTGTTCGATGTGCTGAACATTCTTGCTAACCCAGCATCCATACCGATTTCACGCTTAATAATTTTCTTCACCATACCTTCAGCGATTGCTTTTGCCATATCCTCTTCAAGAGTAGGGTTTGCACTGAGCAAAGACTTTTGTAAAACTTTTGGCACTAGGTCACCAAACTCTGTTTTGGCGGCAATGTATCTGTGACCATCCCACAAGTGACTAAAATACTTAGGGTTTTCCGGTATGTTGTCGAACCCCTTAACTTCAGCGCGTTTTGCCTCTTCCAGCATATCTTTGAAAAGAGCACGAACATTGTTTGCAGCTTCTATGATGTGTGGATTCGTCGATGACCCTGGCTCCTCTACCTCATCTGAAACAAGCCTGCCAAACTCTGAACGTCTTGAATCAAATGTTCTTTTATGGATTCCAATACCGCTGCCTTTAGCCCACTCGTTATACGTGCGATCATAGGTGTTGTAAAATTTGTTTGTAACACGCTTGGTGCCAACAGTTTTTATTAAGTCAGCAGTGATTTCTCCTGGCTGCACAGCATCCTCACCTAAAAACGATGCTACGCGCCGTGACAGTCCAATACCGCTGTTTTTAAGCTGGCCTACCATGTCAAACCTAACTTTGCCCATGAAAGCCATTGGCTCTGCATCTGTTTCATCAATTTGCTCTATGGTGCCGCGCCGAATGTCAAAATCTTGCATTGGCCTAGACAGTGGATTCACCATAGCACCAACGCCAGTATCTATGCCGCGATCCATCATTGCTGTATTTACGTCTGCTGCCTGTGCGTTATCAACGTCATTCATTGTCTTCAAGCCAGCATCACGATATCGCTTGCGTGATATAGCGCCAAACACGCTGTCTGTGGCACCACCAAGAACAAAACCACCAGCAGCAGCGTACAAAATGTCATACGGATCTTTCATGGCGTTTTGAGAAACTAAATAGGACTCAATAGCAGCCGCAGACGCACCACTTGATGCTGCCGCGCGGAATGTCCTAGCCAATCTGGTTGCTTTGCCACCCCATATAAAAGGCGCAAGAGCGCCTTCGGTAAAAACTGTTGCAGCAATTGCTGGCACATCCAAAGTTGCAGCCGCAACCTGCAAACCAACGCCACCCCATCCATACTTCGTCAATGTTTCTTGGTTTTTAAGAGACGCAAGCGCTCTTTCACGCAGTTTCTGCGCGTGCGGCAAACTAACTGCCTCAGTGATAAATCTGCGACGGTCTTCAGGGATACCTTCTGTAAGCTCTGCAATGTTTTCAGGCGTCAAACGAAAATCTGGATTAGGCTCATAGTCTGGCAAGCCGCTGAATATCCACGACATCGTGTTTTCTTCCGCAAAAGCGGCATCTACAGCCTGCCCAAATGTAACCTTTGCTCTGTCTTCTTCATACAACCGTTCAGCCTTTTGTTGTTCCAGCAGGCTAAATGGTCTGCGTATTTGAATTTGATTTGGATCAATCCTTGGTTTACCAATAGTGTCTTGTTCTGGAGCTTTCTCCGCGCCTTTATCTTGCTCTTCTTTCTGAACCCCAATCGGAACAGGCTCTGCAAGCTCCAAAGGATCAGGCTCCACTCTTTCCGTAAGAAGACCGTCAATATTAGAGGCAGCTTCATCCTCTCCCTCTGCTGGGCGCACTCTTTCTTCAATTAAGGGCAAATCAAGTTGAGAGTCATCAGATTGCACCTGCGTATTTTGACGTTGCTCAATAAGTGGCGTGGTTAAAATTGTCTCATCAGGTTTTAAATTAAGCTGTTGCCTTTCGCGCAGCATGCGCTTTTCTAAAGCACGATTCGCAATCGTGTCCTCTTGTGGGACTAATTGTCTCTGACGTTCTGTTATTATTGGAAGGTCTGTCTCTTCATCGTCTAAGGTTGCAACTAAGGGCTGACGCTCTGTAATGATTGGAAGGTCTGTATCAGGCTTTGAAGTTGGTAATGTGGGCAACGCCCCTTCTTCTTCGCTAGACTGAATTTGCAACAAAGCATCTGAAAGACGATGCGTTTGAGGCATATTTTCTAGTGATAATTTTTGCGCAGTTTGCAAAATATTTGGTGCTAGGTACTGATCTGCAAGTGACTTTTTGTTTTCAAAGCGCACAAAAGCAGACACTAATTCAGGCAAGTCATCTTCAGAAACTGTTTCCTTGCCCAACTGACCCTTAACAAAACTTGCATAAGAG